AATGCTCTTCGAGTAACAAAATCACCCTCATAATCATCTGATTGTGCTATGTTTTGTAGCACCATTGGAATATCTCTCTTCTCTCCAATAGATTGTACTAAATCAATTGATATATTGAAGGCAGGTTGAAAAAATGGTAATATTTGTTCTAATATTTGCAATCCGTCATCTTGAAGTTTTACTAAAATATTGAGATCAAATCCAAGATTGTAAGGAACAGGCATAAACACTTTTTTCATTTTATCATTGTTCACGTCTTTTGCCTTGAATGTTTGAGTTATACCTGCTTTCCTTGTTGAGTCATATGATATATTCGTGATCTCAAAAGACATTCTAGGTAATGTGATTTGAGTTGCTTTATTTAATTCTGCTTGTTGTGTTATCCTTGCTAAAAACTTTTGTCTTGGACCATATGCGATTGGTACTTTGATTTCTGATATTACATTTCCTGCACCATCATCATGACGCACATGAATATCATTAAACAGTGTGCCAAATGCAATAACTGTTTTTCTTACAATTTCGTGATAAAAATAATTACCTAACATTAGAAACTACCAAATGGATTTGATTCAGAGAAGTCAATTAACAAGTCTGCTTCTGACTCAAATATATCGCCTTCATTATATTTATCGGTGCTGTCATCCTTGTCGTAAATAGAAACACTAAACAATGCACCAGATGTAAGTCCTTTAATATCTTCTCCTTTGAAAAATCCAGTTGTAGTGGTACCAATTCCAACATTACTAATTGATAATATACCAGTATCTGAATCCCAATTTTTAACTCTTGCTTGAGTTCCTGAACGCATTCCTTGAACAACTTCATTGAATTGATATGTTCCAACTCCACTAATTGTTTCTGGATTTGCAATAGTAACTGTTGGAGCTGATGTATATCCTTTACCTGCATTTTTAACAAATATTGAATTAACACGATTAAATCCATTACCAGTATCACCTATTGATGCAATACCAACAGCACGATCACTAGCAATACCTGCTTGTGGATTAGCAACAGTAACGACTGGAACAGTTCCAAAACCAATGCCATTATCAGTCATAGTAAATCTTATTACACCTCTCGAAGATGTTTCGATTGAACAAGTTGCTGCAGCACCAGTTCCACCCCCTCCTGATATTGTAATTGAGGGTGGAGATGTATAATTAGCACCTGCATTCGTTAGCAATATTTTTTCAATGGATGTTACGTTTGCTCTGGTTGTTGTAAATGCAACTGCAGAAGCGTTATCTCCTGTTTGACCACTAGGAGAGGTGCTAATTGAAACAACTGGAGTTCCTGTAAATCCAGAACCATCATTATTTAAGAATATTTCACGCACATATCCTGTGTCAATTGAAGCAACTGCTGTTGCTGTTCTTCCAACTCCAACAAGTTGAAGTGTTGCAATATATCCTTCTTCTTGAACTTGAGTATCAATCGCCTCAATCGAAGTATCAATAACCTCATCTTCGTACTCAAAGAGTTCACACTTCAGTTTATAAACATAGGTATTGCCTAGTTGGTAAAAAGGTTCTTCGTGCTCAACAAATTTTATCTCAAATAATCTTTGTCCTAGTGGAAAAAATACTAAATCACCTTCACGAGGTCGAGATGCTAACTCAATATCATCGTCAGCATTCATAAAAGGTGCAATAAATTCTTCAAATCTTTCTTTAGAAATGGTAAGAGTTACTTCATCTCTCAAACTCATTCCAAACTTTGTCAACACATCACCAGCACCTTGATAACCCTCATAAGTATCAACATATGCTTCAATAGCAAAATTATCATCAAATTTAGATGCTTGTACTTCCTCTATAATTGATGACTGATTTACAAATTTTCTTGGTATATAAGTTACTTCTTGACCATAAATTTTTAGATGCTCATTAACTAAATTCTGAACTAATCTCTGCTCTTGTCTAGAACCTTGTAAAAAATAGGGATTTAATGCCATTATTCATCACCCAATAAAGTCAAGAGGGGGTGTCTCATAGTCCATCATCATTCGTGACCTGAGTTCCTCTAATTCTCTAACTCCATCATCGTAGATTTCTCTTCCATTTAATTCAATTCCACCAGGTAATTTAGTTCCTCTAAATTTAATTAAATTCATACCCCATTGTTTTTTCATCATTGCAACGAAATATCTTTTTACAAACGGGTCATTATAAACTTGATTATACTCCTCTGGATCAAGAGCACGGAAACAATCAATTACTATAAAATCATCTAGTTGTTGTGCTCCCCAATCAATATCTAAGTATAATCTGTCTTGTCTTTGGTTAAATCTTACCTGTTTTTCAGTTGTCAATAAAAAATCAATATCTTCAAGATATGATTTAGTCATTGCATATTGTAATAAATTGACAGAGTTAAAGTAATACAAATCATTCAAAAATAATTGGTATTTAATACTAAACATTCCACCTGAAATGGAACTACTATCAAATTTAAAAACTTTATTGATACCAATTACGTGATCTGGAACTGCTATAAAATTAGAAGTTTCATAAAAATTGCTTGAAACTGTTCCTGCGGTATTAGTTGAAATACCAGTTGAAGTAACAATTCCAACACCATCTGTTCCTTTTGCTGTGCCTCTATCAATATCTTCCTGTGTTATCTTGTACTTAAGGTACATTCTTTCAATACCATTATAATGACGCTCATTATACATCTGAATAGTATCATCTAATGCGTCATGTATTTGGTCAGTATCAAGGTTTATTTCCAAAACGGGATAACCCAGTTTACGCAAACCGAAATTTATAAGTTGTCCTCTACTGTTTGGTGTCGCCATCGCTATCCGTGTAATTTGCGAGTTGCTCTAAAAGATCATTCCTTTCTTTTTCAAAATCATTTTTTAGAGTTTGGAGTTTTGCCTCCAAAAGAACGTTTTGGTTTAATGCTGCTGCTAATCTTGTATTATATAAATTCACTAACACATTAATGTCTACTTCACTGTTTTGCTGCATATCAGAAGGTACCTCCGTCCAGAGTCGATGTCCAATGTGGTTTGTTTATATAGACATTTGTGGCAGCACCTGGTGTAGATGCGAGGTTTGCAATCGCACCACTGACACCTTCTCTTCTTAAATTATTACTTGTATTAAATGTTCCTTCGACACCAATCAAATTAACAGAATTACCTCCTGTTACTGCAGTTTCAACAATACCAAAGGCACCACTGCTGTCTTGTTTGACAATATCACCAACTGCCACTGTGATGTTAGCACTTAAAGAACTCAATGTTACTTTTGTAATTGCGGTCAATACTTGTTTTGAAGTAATAACAGGTGTTTGTGGATTATTTGTAGATCTTTGTAAACCAGTATCGTCAAACCATACAACACCACCTGAAGCAAAGTTACCTGACTGATAGTAGATACCTTTAATATCTAAGAAACCTTTTGTACCTGAAACTACACTTGCTGTTATAGTTGCATCAGGAACATAAGTCCATCTACGACTGTTATCACCGTGAGTTCCATGATTACCTGTTCCAGCAGTACTAGATGCGATTGAACTATCATCTAATCCAAAGAAACCGTCTGTAGAATTAGCAGTTCCTATACCAGTATTATATGTAAATCCAAGTCCACGGTCAGTATTAGTATCTGTTGCGTGTACAACTGAGAATGTGGTTTGTGTGCTTATTCCAGCAATGGTAGTACCTTGGAAGGTAAGCATTTTTGCACCAGTGTTTATTGCTGTAACAGTTGTAATACCACTCGCTGAGAAACTTGAATGTAACAGAGTATCATTAACTGCAATACCTGTTACCTGATCAACTATGACTGTAGAAACACCAGATTGAACTGTTACCATTACAGTTCTTGTACTGGTAGTATCACCAACCATCATTATTGGATCATTAACAGTTGTTTGAGTTGAGTTAACTGTGGTTGTTGTACCATCAACTTGTAAGTTACCTTTAATGATAACATTACCCTCATTACTTAAACCATCTGGATATGGATCAATGAATATAGTATTATCAGCACCAGCAAGTGAAGCGATAATATTATTTTCAATTCTGATATTACCTAACTTAGAGTTACCACCAGATACAATTAAGTCTCCACCAATAACAGCGTTCTTAGCAACACTAATACCACCGTCAAATGTAACAGAACCATCAGTTGTAGTTGTTGCTTGAGTTGTATTAAGAAATCTTGTAAGAGCACCAGCGACTTCTAATCTTCCTGAACTAGCATTATCAAACTCAATTGTAGAGTCTGGTGCTGCTGTTCCGTTTGCACCACCACCAAATCCAAGTTTGGTATCATCAGGTATCATTACATCACCTGATCCATTTGGATTTACAATAACATCACCATCAGTGTTAGACGAAGAAAGTGTATTTGCATCTAAAGTTAAATTATCTACGTTCCATACATCTATTTTTCTATTACTATCAACTACAGCAACAATACCACCATCACTATTTCTTGTGTTAGTTACACCTGCTAAAGCACCAGGTGTGTGCTCCATCATAGATGTGTAATAATGACCAGCAACTGGATGAACGTTTGTACCGTCATCTCCCAAAAATACTCTGTCTTTATATTGATTTGCACCACCATATTGACCTATACCAGTCACATATGCCATTTCACCCCAATTCAAACTAGCAGGTTTGGCTGTACCCGATGATCGTTTGATTCTAATTATACTAGCCATTTCAGAAATTTCCTCCGTTGATGTCTAAATTCTGTGCTGCACCTGGCGTTAATTCTAATGTGCAATCAAATTTTTTCGTAACACCATTAAAAACAAGAACCATACCATTTTGTAAGGTTCCTGGAACGTTCACATCACTTAATTCTGTTAATGATAGAGTTTGGGCACCTGCCAGAGATGAAATCACCTTTGTGGCATTTTGTTGTCCGACTCTGACTTTGATATCTGCCATCTATTAAAAAGCAATTCAGATCTAGAAAGTATTTATATTTACTATGTTGTTATCTTTGAAGCAAGCTCTTTTAACATAGTTTTTAGTGTCTCAATCTCACTTTTCATTTCATCTAATTCAGCTTGTTTATCAAAATTTCTTCTTTTATCAGACATATAAGTTGAATATCCAGCAGTATCCATATTGATTATGGCACCTGTTTTTTCATCACGAAATAAATTTTTATGTCCTTCAACTGGTATCATGCTAATGCAATTGCCCTAAAGTCTCTTAATCTTACAGGATATGATTCGTTAGTAGATATCATAACAATCTTAATTGTAAATCCACTAAACTGCTCTAAATTATCGACTGAGAATTGATATTCAGAGAATTTATCAAATTCATTAGGAGATACAAAAGCATCTGCTCTACCATCATTCTTACTTAAATCAATGATATCATCACCAAATCCATCACCATCAACATCAACTAAATTTTTATAACCAGGAAATGCTCTGTATGTTTGAGATACTTCACTTGAATCTGCACTGAATAATCTGTAATAAACTCTGAAGTCTGCTTCAGGTTGTACACTTGCACCTAATAAAACTTTCAAAGAGGTTGCAGGTTGCTTCAAATTAATTTTATTAGAAACAAATATAGAACCATGTGGATCATCTTCAATTTGATTTGTTCTATTATCTGTGTCATAATTATCAAACCCTATAGGATTGTTAATTTTATTTCTTCCTAAAATAAATGTTGCATTTTTAACATCTAGAACAGGTGATAAATTAGGATCGGGTGAACTCATAGTAACATCCATCGTCAAAGACTTTTGTTTTGGAAGATTACCTAGTTTGTTTACCTCATTGATTCTAGATGCAACTAATCTTGGAGTTGGGAAGAATGCTGCATTATTTAATGCAATTGGTTCATATCCCTGATCTATGAATGAAACTTCTGTCCCATTTGCACTCGTTCCACTTACAGTTCTTAGTGAAGTATTAACACGAGTGACACTACCAGGTGTTAACACATTAAATTGTGGTGTTATAGAACTAAATTGATGATTTTGTGATATTTTAACGTCTAATCCACCAATTCCTTTTTCATTTGTGAAACATAATTGCTGATTATCCGTTCTCGTAGAAATGCCTAATACATTTACATCTAAGAAATAATTATCAATATTAGATGAATTAACTAATGTAGTATTTGTTGGAACAGTATGTATTGTATTAATACCCACTAAAGGCATACCTCCAATTTCATAAGTCTGAATGAGAGATCCCTCTGGATGAGTTGTTGCGTTTGAATTAAACTTACCTCTTGTAAGAGTTAATTGACCAACTCCAAGAGTATATGAAACAATTTCTTCACCAATTAATGCCTCGCCAGTCTGAACAGATATGCCACCAAATGTAGCAAATGGAGATGTATTTGCAAGCGATACTACAGTGCCTTCAGTTGTTAATTCAGATGTGGTAGCAACAAGAGTTGTATCTGGTTTAACATTTTTGATTTCAACTTTATTTGTACCACCGTGATGTGCATGATTATATTGTGTTACTTCAAATACACTACCAGTAAATAAATCACTAGTAGGGAATGATGATTCATTCTGAGGTGAACTAACAGTCACAGATGACAAAGTTCTAGTAGTATTATTCGTATTATAATGTACAAGTTTATGACCAGAGGTAAATTGTTTACCTTGAACATCAGTTAAGAATAAAGTATCAGCGGACGCATTTATTTTAGATACAATTAATTTAAATCCAGCACCTCTTGAAATTTGAACATTTGAATTATCAATTGTTAATACCTCACCAACTTGATACCCACTACCAACTGTTAAATTAGATATTGAATTTATCGCTCCAGTTGTAGCATCAATCGTAATAGCACACTGTGCACCTGTGCCACTTCCAGTCAATGAAACAAGTGGAATATTATTAGTTCCGCCAGGAGCTGCATATCCCGCACCATTATCAACTATATCAAAATCAGTTCCAAGAACAGGACTAGATCCAGTGGTAATGTTAATCGCTGCACCTCTACCTTCAACAACACCCGTTACACATAAATCTTCATTTGCTGCAGCAGAATTAGATCCATTATCAGTGCTTACCTTTCTTCCGATAGGAAATTCAGTTCCAGCACCAGAACATTTAACAGTCAATTTTCTTGGTAATACTCGTATCGGGTTATCAGGTAATACTTGTGTATTAAGATTTCCTGCTTCGATTGGAGTATTATAGAACGTAGCAGTTCCTGATCCTACAAATGACGCTTTACGTAATTTAAATGTTAAATCCTGAAACTGACTTGCAGTCCAGATTGTACCATTTTGTGATTTAAATAAACTACCACCAATATATTGTTTAGATACAACTACGTTTTCTACATCTGGTAAATTAGTTGTTCCAACTGTTTTCTGACCCATTGTAGCAACCCACATCTCATACTTATCAGAGGAAGGTGCTAAGAATACCAAAGCATACTCTTTTTCTGGTTCAAGATAAATTGGTGATGGGAAATTTAAAGTAGTTGCAACTGAAGCATCATCAGATACATTAATATTTTTTGGATTAACTGCAATTTGTGCATAGTCTTGAACAAGGTATCTTGTAGGTATTCCTAATTCTACCTCTCTTAACTCAACAAATAATTTTGCCCTTTCATCCTTAGATTTAAAGAATACATCAAATGATGTTAAAAATGCACCAGTTTCATCAACAGTAAATGACTGAGCTAATGGATCTCTATGAGGTGCAAGGAATTTTTTACCCAATTCTTCCTTCCAAATTGTATTTGTTCTAGTAATTGTTTCACTTGGACGTGTTCCAGATGGTGGGGGTGGATTTCTTACTTGAACAGAGGTTGTATTTTGGGTTTGTATGGTGCCTGTTCCTGTAAATACTCCTTGTGCATCACTAGCGTGATCACTAGCACCAGGAATGGGTATAGTGCCCTCTGGTGCTGATGTAATTCTAAAAGTTTTTGTACCTGTTGCAAATAGAGTAGGTGGTTTAGGTGTTTTATTAGGATCTCTAAAGAAAAACGCTCCTAATATATCTCCCCAATTATCACTAAACAATTCTATACTACTTACAGTTGCAACTGCACCACTACTCTTACCTACAATTTTTGCACCCTTAACAATGTAACCAAAATATTTTTCTACATTTGCTAATGAAATTGTGTCAAAATTAAGTAATTTAGAGGTTGCTGAATAAGTGTCTGATGGTGCTGGTCTTGAAGTATCGAAAGGATCAACTGTATATTCTTCAACTAAAACTGATGGATTACCTAATCCTGCACCAACATCTGGTCTTGATGTGTCACCAAATTTATGATTAGGTTTTTGTATTCTAGCAAATGCTATCTGAGTTCCATCAAGTTCAATATTTACATCTTCAAAAACACTGAATGTTCCTGAAACCATATTAATCTCAACTAATTTGGGGAACATATCAGGAACTCCATTATCAAGATAATGAAAATGCTTTGTGTTAGGTCTTAAACCATTTGCATTGAAGAATACATTTCTTGAACGCATATATGGATCTGTTTCACTTGTTACCTTTATACTCTCAACATAATCAAATTCATGACTAGGACCTTGTAAAACATTTTGAAATGTTCTTCTAATTTCTTGAGATTGTTCGGTTATTCTTCTTACAATTCTTATTCTTCTTCTGTAATGATTATAATCTGGATCTCTTATGCTTCCGATATTTTTTGTGCCTTTATCTTCTTCCCTAATAGGTCCTATTGCTTCTTCATTAACAACTTCTGCCCATTTAGCACCACTAGACTCAGTTCTTTTATTATTTGTATATAAAGTTCTTGTCCAGTTATCAGATGGTGGATCTAAGATTATACCACCCATAAAAACAATCACATTAAATGGGTTTACATTTTCTGCCTCAGTTGCTTGTGGTTGTGTTAACCAATCAACCTCTGTATAATTTAATGTTATTAAATCACCTGTTTTTTTACAATTTGTATCTAAAAGTTGCAAATTGGAATTAAGGTCAGCAGCATCTATATCAATAGATGGATTTACTGCTAATTCTGGATTTATTGACCAAAAATCTGTGGCACTTATTAAT